ACAATAGTCGGAAGAAACTTTTTGAACGCGCCTTTGAGGCTAAACGCTTCGGGCAAGCCGGTATTTGGGTTGATCGACAGGCTGCCGCCTTGCGCCATTGCAAGAGCTTGAAGTCCTTGAACTTCGTCACGGTTCATGTGAACGAGCGTATCGTCCCCGTAACGCCCAAGAGATGCGATACCAGAAGCTGTGTCACGATAAGGCATGATGGGCCTCCAAAAATTAAACGTATCTTACCCGGTGAGGTTCCAGAACGAAAGCGAGCCTGTACAAGCGTTGGTGCCGGAATACGTGCGGGCTGCAAGAGTGTAAGTGTCACTAACTCCAGCCAACGAAACTCCTAGCTGAAGCGAGAAGTTATATCCAGTAGGCACAATAATAGATGTCTGGGACTGATTAGACGCTGTGGCATAATCAATCTGCACGATGTTGTCAGCGGTATTGGTAAGCGCGGTAGCTGCCAGATCAACGTCCACTTGCCCACTAGAAAGCGCCCCCGCCGCCCACGTAGCTCCCGTAAGTGTGGCGTTTTTGATCAACGCTACTTCGTAGTTACCTGAACCAATAGGCAGGAACAGAACCCCAGCCGGAAGCACAACCGCTCCTAAATAGCTGGAGTTAAGCCGGATGGATACCAAAGGAACAAACGACGTACCTACCGTAACCCCTGATGTGCTGGTAACGCGAGCCACATATGGCTGAGAGACTTGCTCGTACCCGCCTTCTGAAACGACCGTGGAGCAAATCTGCTGCATGGTTGAGCTTGATGCTGTGGTCCCAGTATTGGTGATCTCATAGCGCAGAGGCAGGATCGCCGTCTGCATATATACGGTGGTTTGAGAGTTCGCGTTATGAAATGTGTGCGCGGTGATCAGTTTTCCGTCAATGACAAACCCGCAGCGCACGCTACCGACACCCAGCCATTCCATGTCTATCCACATGATCTGAGTCTTGGTGACATCCAGCGTATACCCGCTAGGGCCTGTCCCGTCCAGCTTGTCCCCGTTCCAAGAACTCTGCGCTACAGCCCGGCTATCATCTACTGAACCACTAGTATATGTACGGATAACAAACGATAGCGTCGTGTCGTTCTGCTGGAAATATATGCCGTTGTTCGTTCCGAAGAACCCAACCCGCTGCCGCAGGTTTGTCTTGCCCGCCGCCATCGTGAACGTCTGCATCGTGAGCAGACTTTTACCCGGCTGATACGGGAATACGCGGTAGGTTTGTCTGACGACAGATGACCCAGATGTTGTGGTCACCGCCATGTCTACAGCAGCGCGGTTAGAGACGTAAGTTGCGGTGCCACCTGTAGCGGTAGACGTATCGTATTCCGCATCAGCCTGATAACGGTTCTGGCTATCGAACAGCGTAAACGGCTCGCTGACACGCAACCGCCCAAATGCGTCTACTTGGTTCCCGTAAAACTCAACAAAAGATGGATTATTGGAAGAGCTACCGCGAGCCGGATAAAGCGTGATACTCACTGTGCTTCCCCGCCCGTGATGGTGATAGTGCAGCCTGCTGCCGAAGCCTTAGCCTGCACTGTACTTGCTTCGTTGATTACTTGGGCACCGCACCACTGTAACGTGCTATACGCCGGGACACTTGCGTTATACAGAATAGCATTAGATGTACCAGCAGTTCCGCCACTGGGCACGAGCGAGACGTAGACATTGATCGCCCCGGATGTGGTGTTGCAGATATCGAACTCTTTGATATACACACGATAGCCAACGGGCGCTGTGTACAGCGTGGCATAAGACGTAGTGAGCGCCCCCTGCCCGATCTGTAGTCCAATGATGTTCTGGAAATTAGCCATTAACAGCCGTCTCCCAGCCCAAGCCAATTACGCACGTTCAGGTTACCTATCTCCTGAATTATCTCGTAGATATCGTTGTCTACCTGAGAGAAATAGAAACGTAGCTGGTTGTTTATCGCCTGCTGTTGGCGAGGATCGTACTGAACAGTAGGCAGGCCAATACTGGGAGCTTTGGTAGGCAGAATGTTCACGGTTATCCCCTGCGTCCGTCAGGACGAACATCGAAGTGAGGGACGCCCAACTGCCACTGCGTTCCCAAGGTATTAGAAGAAATGCCGATCCTGAGATGGCGACCGCGCAGGCGTGGGTATACCTGTTCAGTAAATCGCTGCACGTTGTAGTTACGCTGCGAAGAGTAGTTGTTGTCGCTGACTACATCTTCCGGGTGATCTGTTCCGTAAGCCGAGCCGGGGAACCTGCGCGGTGTGAGCGTAAAGGTAGCTTCTGGAGCCGCGCTTTCTGAGCCGTCAAACGTCACATCAGGGATGAAGCGCCAGATAAACCCGTAGTTATACCCTTCTGAGATACCGATATCGGCAGACTTCAAATAGGAATCTATGGGTATAGCAGGGAAGACAGAGCCGTCATCCACTCCGTTCTCGTGATACAGGATATTCCCGTTGTATCCAGCCGCGTTCGGATACTGACGAACGCCGGTATCTATCCAAGCGGTACGAGCCATCGTCCCGTAGTACCAGATTCTCTCAAGGTAGTTGTAGATAACGTACCTGTCGATAGTGGACGAATTTGCAGAGCAGTAGAACCACCAGATTTCGTTGAAGCCTTCGTTCGTGCCGGAGAAGAACTGCGTGGACTGCTCCATGTTTATGTCGCCAAAAATATACTGGCGAAGCGTGCAAGGAAGCGTCTCAATACGGCCAGAGTAGATATAGAACTTGTCCTGCCCCATCCAGTAGACCACGTTGTTCGCCGTGGACACTACGTTCGGCCCCATGATGGAGATGTTATCTCCCATGATGTTAAAGCCCCACGTATACGGAGGGCCGAGGTACTGCATGGAGTAGAGAGCTTGATCGGTGAAGATCAATATCTCTTGGCGGGTCTGTAAGGCCGCAATAATTCTGGAGCCGTGGCTAAGCCGGTAGCTGCCCGCTTGGTTGGTTATCTGCGGATACCACGTAGCATACGATTCTTGATCCGACCACCGCACAAGCATGGGGTCCAGTTCCGTGCCCCCAATATCGTTACAGCCAAGTGCGATAACAATACGAGAAGAGTCAGACACCAAGATTATGTTACACACGGACGGACAGAACGCATCCGTGGTGTAAGGCGCAGGGCTTGTAGAAGACAGCAAAACCGCTCTGTTAACCGGCACAATCGCCGGTTGCGGGATGTACATATAAATGGGACCACCCCGCCGGTTCATCAGCAAGTAGTCGCCGTAGTTGTAGAAGCTCCACAGTCCTAGCTCAACCGTGCCAGTAGACAGACCCCACCCAGTAAGAGTGCCTGAACCTGTAGTGCCGCCCCAGCCCCCAGCACCCCAACCAGACGTTGGGACGCTAACATCAGAAGAGATATTTATCTGATACTGCCCGACAACTGCCGCACCGCCGTTACCTACATCGCTTGCGTTGGCTGTAGCCGTAGCAGTTACCGTATAGGAATTAGCATCAATGACAGAAGCTACCCTGAATTCAGTGTTCAGAACATCGACAGTGATGTTGCCGCCAAGGCTCGTCGCACCAGAAAACGTAACGAAGTCGCCTTGTATGGCCCCATGTGCAGTATCAGTAACAGTGAGTGTCGCTGAACCGTTGGTAGCAGCAAAGGTAACTGCACCCGCAGCGGTAGTTTCCCGGAGAGGAGTGATGTCGTAGTAGCTACCGTTTACGCTGTTTTGTAGCGTAACTTTAAGGTTTGACCCAATAGCTAAGAGGTTAAACCCGGTTGTGGTTATCCAAAGCCACAACGCACGAGCTACGCCCCAGTAATTCCCCGTAGGAGGGGGGAGGTCTCCACCGTATACACCCGTATCACGTACCCACCCGCCTATTTTTTCGGGAAATCCAGAGCGAAAGCGCACTTTCTCGCTCTCAAACCAACCGCCCTCGTTGGCAAGGGTGGTGGATTCCCGGTTTACTCCCGGTTTAAGCTGGAGTTTTTGTAGCGCCACGACATCACTTCTTCCAGAAGTTATTAACTGCCAGATTCAGGATGCCGCCAAGCAGGCCAACTTTAGCCGCGAGGACGGGATCAACTGCACCTGACGCGCCGCCAGACGCAATGATGGTCAGGGTGCCGCTAAGGAAAGACACGATTTTGTTGCGCTGCGAACGCTTGGCAACTTTCATTTGCTCGCTCATTTGTATCCCCCATGCTCCAGTGAGTAGTGATTACCGTCGCGGAATCGCCCGCCCCAAGTGCCCCCCATCGACTCCCAGTACTCCCCAAGCGGGAGATGGTCATCTGTGGAAGATAGATACTTGTCGTTCTTGAACAGGTTGAAGTCCACTGCCAACCGCACTTTGTGGTTGGAGTAAGGGTGTCCGTACCCTCTGGGTTCCCCCATGATACCGTGCAGACGCGGATCACGGTACGCATCCCCGAACGTCAACTCATACCCGTTGTCGTAGGCCCAGATAATCAGGTCAGCGACCATCCGGGTAAACCTACGCTGCTTATCCCCCAAAGACTCCGCCATCAGTGCCCCTTATCTGCTTTGCCGTCCAGTTTGTCTTCAATCCGGTCGAGCTTACGGAATATCGCTTCTGACAGGTCTTTGAAGTCCGATTTGTGGACTCGGTCATTTGCAATCTCTTCGCGTAAACTAGAAAGGTCTTTTTTGAGAGACCCAACCGCGTCCCACAACTGACGGGCCAGCCATCCAAAAATAGAAGAAATAACAGCGAATCCTGTGTTTACGATCCACTGAAAATCGCTGTCGTCCATGACACTACGCCCAAGGAACGTCGCGGGGAACTACTTTAGGAGCGACACGCCGTTCGATTTCGTTGGCAATCGCATCCTCGTATTGTTTTACCGCGTCCTCTCCAATCGTGTCCTTTACCCACTCCAGCACCATAGCTTTGGTGAGCGAGGAATAGGGGACAAAGTTGTCTTTGGTGCTGGTCTGGTTAAGGCCGGTAGCCCCCGCCAACTCGCATATAGCGGACCCATCAATGCCCGCCAGCTTCCAGTGCACCGTGCAAAGCGAGTCCACTTTGCCGTCCAGCGACGGGTAGGTTTCCAGTTGCACGATATCCCAAGTGTACGTGATAGCCATGAATTGCTCCTTACGCAGTAACGGCTTTAATGACCGCAAAGTTAAACACAGGTTGCTCAGTCGTAGTACCACCAGTAGTAGCAAAGGTGATCTGGAACGATCCCGCAGCGACGTTAGTCACCAGCGTGATGTATTTGTCGGTACCGCTCTTCTGGTTAACGATGACAACATCGGTAGCCGCTACAGCGGAGTTCGTTACCGTAAAGGATTGATACGAGGCGCTGCCCGCAGCGGAGACAAGTGTAATAGCCCCGCTTACCTTATTGAGCGTTACTCCCGTGGTACGCGAAGTACCTTGGGTGATCGTGCCGCCCGCGCCCGTGGCGTAACCGATACCGGAGGTAGCACCGGTAGAGAGGATAGAGGTGGTAGCGGCTACGTTACCCGTAACATCTACAGTGGCAACAGGAGCGGTTATGTTCCCAAATCGGGTGTTGCCGTTAAACGCATTATCAGCGGTACCGTAACCAAAGAAGTTCCATTTGCCGGTTCCAGCAGACAACGCGCCATAAAACCCGTAGTTATTTGTAGCGTTACCTATATTGGTAGTAGCGTTAAAACCATATTGGTTAGTTATGGCGCTGCCAGAACCTATAATAACGCCGTCTGCTTTGTAATGAGAAAAGTTCCCTACAGTAAACGCGGTGGCTTGAGTTTGAGCAAAACTACTAAATGTGTCTATAGCCCCGGTACCATCAGACAATATAGTGTACGAGCAGCCTACTTGACTATTTGACGCCGCTCCGGTGAGATTTCTATTGACCGCCAAACTAGCTGTAGAGGAAGTGACACCAATTCCCAGTGCCCCCGCCAAATAGTTTTTAGCGGCACCACTTGAATATATATTCCAGTTGTTAGCCCCAGAAGCAATAGACGATGCAAACCCATAGTTATTCGTCGCTACCTCTAATCCGTTAGCAGCGAGAAATCCATACTGGTTCGTTATGGTGCTACCCGCACCTACGCCGGGAACTTCAGCTACAAAGTGGTAGAGGCTACCCAAAGTGAACGCAGTAGCTTGTGTCGAAGGTGCGCTTTGGAATGTTCGTGCGCCAGATACGTCCGATTGAACAGTGTAGTTAGCAGCTACTTGGTACGAAACAGCAGCCCCAGTAAGGTTTTTGCCTACCCGCAGGGTGTATCCAGTAAGCGCGGTAGTCCCAATTCCAAGCGAACCCGCCATGTAGTTGGGGGCGGTTCCAATGTTGTAGGTATTCCAGTTGTTCGTGCCTGCGGGAATGTTTCCATAGAACCCGTAGTTGTTGGTGGCTTGAGTAAGTCCTGAGCTAGCAACAAATCCGAATTGGTTAGTAACTGTGCTACCTGCACCGACATTTCCATTAGCAAAAAAATGACTAGTCGCTGCTAAAGTAAACGCGGTAGCTTGCGTGTTTACAAATGAGTTATACGCAATCGCATTAGTAGTAACATCAGATTGAACTGTAAATTCGTTGGATACACTGATAGAAGTAACAGCGCCAGTAAGGTTCTTGCTTACCCGCAGGTTATACCCCGTCAGCGCGGTAGTCCCAATTCCAAGCGACCCCGCCATGTAGTTGGGGGCGGTGCCCCCATTGTAAAAACCCCAATTGTTAGAACCGGAAGCGGCAAGGTTGGTATAAAAAGCGTAGTTGCTGGTGGCTTGGCTTAACGTACTTTGCGCCAAGAACCCATACTGAAAAGTAATAGTACTGCTGGCGCCTTTAGTACCCCCCGACGCAGTAAAGTGTTGGAGGTTTGTCAGCGTATAAACAGCATTTTGAGTGTCTATCTGCGAATAAACACCATGTACGTTTGAGGTTACGTCCGAAAGCGCCGTAAAGTCGTTTGAAATGCTAGAGCTATTGATTCCGCCTGTAAGGTTACGTTCAATACGAAAGTTATACGCCCCCAGCGTAGTGGTGCCGATACCCAACGCCCCCCCCATGTAGTTGGGGGCGGTATTGGACGCATATAGGTTCCAGTTGTTAGTACCGGAAGGGATAGCACTATACAGACCGTAATTGTTCGTGGCGTTTGTTAACGTAGAGTTCGCGTAAAACCCAAATTGATTTGTTGCGGCGCTGCCTGCACCGAGAGTTAAACTATCTGCGGTGATGTGATATACGTTGGCAGCCGTGAAAGCAGAGGCGGCTGTAGATAAACCGGTGCGTATCCCAAACGCTCCAGCGGTTACAGTGGAGTCAAACGTGCCGTTAATGGAGGCAACATAGGCAACACCGCCACTGGGAGCAGTCTCACTAACAGTCCCGCCTACTCGCAACCTAAATCCGGTAAGAGTCGTAGTCCCAATTCCCAACGCCCCCGCCATGTAGTTGGAGGCAGTGTTGGCGTTGTAGATGTTCCAGTTGTTCGCGCCTGCGGGGACGTTTCCCCAGAACGCGTAATTGTTTGTGGCTCCCGTAAGCGAAGAACCTGATATAAACCCGACTTGGTTTGTTACGGTGCTGCCTGCGCCGACAGATACGCTATCTGCGGTGAAGTGATAAAGGTTTGGCAGGGTAAATGCCGAAGCGGCGGTGCTTAGAAGCGAACGTATTCCGTAACCTACGACGTTTACCGTAGAGTCATACGTCGCGTTAGAATAAATAGTTATAGCTGTACCAGACCCCCCTGAAGTCTCGCTAAGGGTTCCTGTTGCACGGAATTTATATCCGGTAAGAGCCGTAGACCCAATACCCAACGCTCCCGCCATGTAGTTTGGAGCAGTGCCGCTGGCGTAGAGGTTCCAATTGTTCGTGCCTGCGGGGAGGAATGAAAAGACCCCGTAGTTATTAGTAGCACCCACTGCCGCCGCAGCTATGCTAAGCCCGCGTTGGTCAGTTACGGTACTACCTGCGCCAACAGTCAAACCAGTAACGGTGAAATGCGTAAGAAAAGGAAGAGTAAACGCCGCTGCGTCAGTGATGACATCGGACCTATATGTCGCGGCGCTTCCCGTAACGTCTGAGGCGACTGTGTAATCGGCGTAAACAGTTGCTCCTGATGTAGCCCCAGTAAGCCTACGAGAAATACGCAGGCTGGCAACAGCACTGGGAGTAGCGATGCCAATACCTACTCGCCCAGCCGAGTCCACTACGAACGGTGAGGTATCAGGGTTAGCCTCATCCTCAACAAGCAACGCGTTACCCGAGCCGGTCTGCGTGATCCGCAGAGCATCGGAGGCGGAGTTGACGTTTATCGTAACCGGTGCGCTGAAATTATCATGCGCCACAACAACGTCCGTGCCGTTGTTATAGACCAGCATGGTCTTGCCGTTCGGGATAAGTACTCCCGTCATGCCGGATACTTTGGCAGTGACAGCGAACCCGCCGGTCGTGGCGTTCTTGATGATGTAGGCTTTCTGGATCGCGGGGACTTCAAGCGTAGCCGCGCCGCCGGGGGTACCCGTCAGGTTCAGGTACAGCGCACGAGCATCCTGTGCGGCGCTAGTGTTGGTAAGCGTGAGGGATTTGGTCAGTCCGGTAAACGCGACCGAGACATAGCCGCCAATCGCCTGTTCTATGGCAGTGCCGAGGTTCGTGTTGGTAGAGGTGCCCCACGTTCCAGCCTGTTCTCCTGTACCAATAAGCTCAAATTTATAGCTGGAGTAGGTGCTGGACATGGGTTCGTACCTATATCTGGGTCCACGTTACCGCAGGGGGAGTTACTATCACGGCCCACCCGCTAGTCTGGCTGTTAGTTATGCTACTCCAATTAGGAGTCTGTGTGTCATCAATGTTAGCCCAAGACATAGTATAGACGATTTGGAACGCGTCTACCTGAAACGCATTTGCCTGAAAAGCATCTACACCGCTTGTCGGCTGATTGGCGATGTCTGTCCAATTCGGCGTCTGCGGGTTACTGATCTGCGTCCAAGTCACGTTACTTGTCCGGTTTGGTCAGCGTTGCATGAATGTCTTGTATAGCTTCTTTAAACCACGACATAGCGAACTGCTGAAAATCAGGGCTACGCTGAACAATAGCAGGGTGCATACCGTTGCCCCACACGGCGACGAAATTGCAGTCGTATCCATGAGGGTTTATCTCCTTGTCGGTGTGGGGAGCGTTGCCCATCCGCCACTCTTTGGACAAGTAATAGAAGCCCATCTCTGAGAACGGCTCTTTGTGGGTAGGGTCACCGTAGTACCGGGTAGACGCCCAGTGGGGGATGACGAGGGTGCATTTAGCTCCCGGAGCCATCACGCGGAACAACTCATTGAAGAAGTGAGTACGCTGCCACTTACCCTCAAGATTGGTCAGATGCTCCAGAAAATGGCTAGAGTGTGCTTCCTCTACGGAGTTATCCTCCCACGGCCATACCTCAGACCCGATATCCAGCACAACATCCACGCCGTCCATCGGGTACTGATCGACACCGATAAAGCCTTCTTTCTTGTTCTTGCCGCAACCCAGATCGATTTTCATAACTATCCTTTACCAAGTAAAATCTTCAATGCCGAAGGCTCCGGTCATATCGTAATGACCTACCTTCACTGAACAATCAATGGCGCAACGGTAGCCATGCTTCCGGGCATCTCCCCAGAAGTACAGGTCTTGTGTACCTACACCTTCTGATCCAGCAACCGTCTTGAACCACGGACGGCGCAGGCGTTCATCTTTGAACATAGACAGCCGCCACAGAGTGAAGCCCATACCAGTTCCACAGCACTCGACCAGACCACCATTCGGATCAGGGGGCTGCGGGCGGAAGTTCACCACAGGGTCTTTAGGATCACCCCAAATCTGCGGATGCCCGCCGGGGCCTTTCAGCCAGTACAGTCCGCCAATGGCAGAGAACTCAGGATGAAGCTCCATCTGGTGAATCAGCTTCACCAGACCATCCGAAGGTGGGATGTTGTCGTGTTCGATGGTCAGCAGGTACTCCCACTGACTGAGATCAGGATGGTTAATAATCTCTTGGATAGAGTTGGAGAACGCCTCGCCTACCTCCATCCCGATAGCCGCCATGCGGTGAGCCGCTTGGTTCGGGGGGAAAACTAGCCCGCAGTGGGATAGGTAGACCTTAGTCGGGATCGTGGCTCCAGCGGGGATCAGCATGACCGTCCGCTGCTTCTTCCAGCTATTACCTTGAACAATTCTGGTAGTAGACGCGGCTAGGTCTTGGTTGTGGTGTCCGCTGTCCAACGAGACTATCTGAGGCTTCATAGACTATTAACCACTATAGTAAACAAGATATGTCTTCGCAGGGAGGGGGTCTGCGGGGTCCACAACAATATAGTACCCTGAACTTATAGAATAGCAAACCAACCAGTCTTTTCCGTCTACGGTAATGATGTACATAGTTAGGCAATATCTGATTGAAAAATGATGATGGGGGGTCGGAACGCGTCCGCGTTGGTCCCTCGTATTTGCGAAAAGGCTATTGAATTCGGAAAAGCTGTTGTGGTTTGGCTGTAAATCCCTGCACCTAAAAATATCTGGTTAGACGCAGCTTGAGAGACGCCAAACAAACCGTTGTAGTTGGAGTTAAGCGCAGACTGCCTACACTGGTTAAAAGTAGCGTTTTGGCCTGCGGAAGACGAGCGTGAAACCACACCCAAGAAATACTCACCCCGCGATAGCGTGGTTGTGTAAGGTATCGTTACTTGCCTTATACCAGAATACAGAGAATAGCTTCCTACCGTACCGCTTAACGTAGCAGCCACAGAGGTAGAAGTACTTCCAAGAAGGGACATAGTGGACCCGTTCTGTGTGTACAACCCTACCAACATAGACACGGTATGAGAGCCGGTCGAGTTAGTGGCATTGCTGATAAGAAGCATTACACCATATTTATCAAACTGAACCGGATTCTCAAGGTCTATATGGTCAAATATCAAAGAACCCTGACCAACAGTGCCCGCTGAATATATAGCGTCGTTATAGTGGTTATAGCCAGTCAGAGTATAGTCGCCACGAACACTCGCCGTCATGGTCGAGCCGTTCAAGCCAAACGAGACACCGTTACTGTTACTGAAGACGACAGTCTGAAGGTTGTTAGAAGTGGTTCCGGCTGAGAAGTTGACCGCGCCACCGCCACCCGGAGCAGCTACGGATATAGCCAAACCATTGGAGTTAAGAGTAATGGAAGCGTTGGTAGCCGAAGTACCCGTGCCCGCTATACCCCCGGAGGCTTGGGTCTGAACAGACTGCGTAGTCAGATAAGCAGGTATGCCGAGGCTTAAGCCTGCGCTGTTGTGAGTTCCTACAATGGCAGTACCAGCAGTCGTAGTGCTAGAGAATCCAGAACCAACGATGTTGCCAGAAGCCTGAGTCTGGACAGACTGCGTTGTCAGGTACGCAGGAATACCTAAGCTCAAACCACTTGTGTTCAGAGTACCGACAAGAGCTGTTCCTGTAGTGCTTGTACTTGTAAAACCTGTACGCGCTATGTTTCCCGAGGCTTGCGTCTGTACGGATTGCGTTGTCAGATAAACTGGTACACCAAGGCTCAACCCAAGGCTATTGTTAGTACCAACAATGTTTACACCAGCCGTAGTTGTACTGGAGAAACCGGAACCAACGATATTTCCTGATGCTTGTGTTTGGACTGACTGAGTAGGAACTGTGTAACTAGCCGTAATCTGGTTGCTGCCGGACATCCCGAACGTGATGCCATTAGAGTTAGCGAAGTTAATTGTGCCGGATGTACCCGTCTGAGTACCCGCAGCGGCAGCGATTCCCCCACCACCACCAGCGGCAGCGACGGATATAGCCAGACCGTTAGAGTTCAACGTGACAGAAGCGTTGGTAGCTGACGTACCCGTGCCTGCGTATCCGCTGGCGTTGATACTTATACCGCTGGTGTTTGCTGTCCATGTGACGTTAGTCGCTGCCGTGTTCAAACCAAGCGCCAGCGCGGAGATACCGATAGTGCTTCCGTTGGAACTGATGCTGATATTGTTACCAGAGGACAAGCTGGACGTAGCAGGGGCAGAGATAGCGATTTGTGAAGCGTTAGTACCAGACAGCGTGATGTTAATACCAGACAGGTTGAGCGTGCTGCCAGACGCAGTGGTATTACCCGAAGTGTTCCCCGACAGGTTGGCGTACATGACCCCACCAGCGGCAGCGGTGAGATAGGCAGGGATAGCCATATTAAGGCCATTGGTCCCCAACGCCGCTGTAATCGCCGTACCCGCCGTGGTGGTAGAGGTGAAGCCTGTACCCGCTATAGCACCAGAGGCTTGGGTCTGAACAGACTGCGTAGTCAGATAAGCAGGTACACCAAGGCTCAAACCTGCGCTGTTGTGAGTTCCTACAATGGCAGTGCCAGCAGTTGTCGTGCTGGTGAAGCCTGCGCCAGCGATATTCCCAGAGGCTTGAGTCTGAACAGACTGAGAAAAGCTAGCCGTAATCTGGCTGCTACCAGACATCCCAAACGTGATGTTGTTGGAGTTGACGAAGTTAACTGTGCCGGATGTCGCTGTTTGAGCGCCTGCCGCTGCGGCAATGCCCCCGCCGCCACCGCCCGTTTGATTGATAGAAATCGTCGCACCGTTTGCGTCGGTGGATTGACTAAGCGATATATTGTTCGTACCAACGAAGACAATCCGCGTACCGGTGATACCAGTGGAACCCGCCGTGTTACCAAGGTTGGATACACCAATAGAATAATTAGCTGCACCGGGAGCAGCGACAGACAGAGAAAGACCGTTGGAGTTAAGTGTGCCGGTGGCGTTAACCCCAGTGAAGCCTGCGCCAGCGATATTCCCGGAAGCTTGAGTCTGAACAGACTGCGTAGTCAGATAAGCAGGTACACCAAGGCTTAGACCTGACGTATTCAGCGTACCTACAATGGCAGTGCCAGCGGTTGTTGTGCTGGTAAAGCCAGTACGGGCTATGTTCCCGGAGGCTTGAGTCTGAACAGACTGCGTAGTCAGATAAGCAGGTACACCAAGGCTTAAGCCTGCGCTGTTTTGAGTTCCTACAATGGCAGTGCCAGCGGTTGTTGTGCTGGTGAAGCCTGAGCCAACGATATTCCCGGAGGCTTGGGTCTGAACAGACTGCGTAGTCAGATAAGCAGGTACACCAAGGCTCAAACCCGCACTGTTTTGAGTTCCTACAATGGCAGTGCCAGCGGTTGTTGTGCTGGTGAAGCCTGAGCCAACGATATTCCCGGAGGCTTGGGTCTGAACAGACTGCGTAGGTACAGTGTAGCTAGCCGTAATCTGGTTACTGCCAGACATCCCGAACGTGATGCCGTTGGAATTGGCAAAAGATACCGTACCAGAAGACACAGACTGTGTACCGGCTGACAAAGCAGCACCGCCGCCACCGCCGCCCGTAGCATACAGAACGATGGTCTGACCCGTACCTGACAGGCTTACGTTACCCGCGCCTTGAAGAACAACATTGGTGCCACTGACCGTGCTATTCCCGAGCGTGTTGCCAGACAGGGTGTAGTACTGATTGTGGGCTGAGTTCCAATCAGACGGACGAACGATATTGGTGTTCGTCCCATCAGGGATGGCGTTTGAAAATACGTGCGATATAGCCATCCGCTATACTCTCAGCCAAGCTGTGGTTATGCCGCCGGACGCAACATACATTGCCGCGCCAACGTCTGTCGTAGTACCGCTTCGGGGGTTTCCCGCGATATCTGTGGTCGGTACGTTAGCGTCCGAAGCAGGGCCGATACCGGTACCGATCAAGCCACTCCCGGCCTTCAAAGTAAAATCAGAATTAGTGTAATCAACAAACTGATCAGCCCATGTCAGGCCCGTAATCGCATTTGTGCCGTCGCCATCGTCGGAAGCGCAATAAGCAATGGTTGTTACGCTAGCAGCAAAATCGTCCGTGTTATCGAAAGACACGCAATTGACGGCTTTAAGAAGCTGCTCAAACCCACCGTTAAAATTTTGCGCGATTGAGTTGTACGCCGTGCGATCAGAGCTGCCTGATGGGCCTGCAAATCCAATGCGAGAATTGGTGCCTGCGGAAGCCAATTTGACTGCGATGCAGTTAGTAATTCTTCCAATCGCAGTTGAGCCTATTCCGAGACGGAAAGCGTACCCCGATGAAGCTCCGCTTGCTACTCCAATGCGACCTATGCATGAGTCAATGGTGTATGTAAACGCCCCGGTAGTGGTATTGAAGCGAACCGCGTATGGGCCGCCTGTGTTCGTACCATCGTTTTGTACTTGAAGGTTTTTTATAGTCACGTTGCCAATGGCATACGTTACATAAAAAGCCTCTAAAATTGATCCTGAGTAGAGAATGCGATATTTAGTATTGTCCCACTTGGCGCTGTTAAGGTTCCCTTGAACCGTAATAGACGCAGCAAGCATACTTGGCGAAATGAGACATCTTGATGTATCTGCCGAGACACCTTGGCAAAATATCGTAATGTCGTCGGTCTCTGCCCGCACCGTGGCATTACCAACCGCAGTGGCAAGGCTGATAAAACGATCAGCGTTTGCAGGCCACGCGCTGGAAGTGTGTACCGGCGTACCGGGCGTTAAACTGCCGTTGTCGGTATCAACAAAAACATATTTCACAGGTTACCCCCGTACTACTCGGAGGATCGCCGTAGTAGAGGTCGCTGCGGGGAACTGCACAGTGAACGTGTTCGTCGCCGTTTTGTCTGCGCCGAAGTCCAGCACGGCGACTGCCTGATTGCTCTGCGCCGTGTTGTAGATGAGACCACCGCGAGCGGTGAAAGACGCGGGCGACCAGACAGCGTTGTTGAACGAAATGTACGTCACTCCGTCCACCGTAGTCGGTCCCACCGCCACAGTAAGAGCCACGCCGCCTGCCGTGTAACCACCACCAGATACTTCATCAGTGGTTGTGTAAACAGTTGTAGAACTGTTCAACGTGGCTGAACTTGTATATAGCGCCAGATAAAACGTCCCGGTCAGAGCTTGGGCTTGAAACGCATCTGTGGTTGTCTGGGTTAGCGCCATGTCAGTTCACCGGTTGCCGGAACTGTCCAGACCGGTAAGCATCCTGACGCTCCATACCATCTCCAAGGCGTTTCGCCATAGTGAGAGCTTCTTTGTACTTCCCGTCATAGAGTTGCAGGAGGTCAGGCTCACCCTTCAGGTAGGTATACGCCTCAACAAGAGAGCCATACAGGAGAACAGGATCAAAGTTGTCACCCAGCCATGTCTGTCCAGAAGCCGCAGTGGTAATCGATTCTGGGTAGAAGAAGTAGTGAAGCTCCATCGTGTAGCCTGACCCCGGAGTCGGGCCAAGGATAAACGACAGTTCTGTCGGCGCAGCCGACTGTGGCCCAAACAACGCGTAGTACCGGGGAAGTCCCGTGGTCGCGGCGGACGTATAGGCTTCACGTATGAAGTTAACGTCCTTGTTCAGAAGATACGAATACACCCCGGTGCCATCGATCACCGCGAGGGAGTACACCGCAAGGAAGTCGTCTGGGCAGCTAAGGTAGGCGTTACCGGAGGTGACCGTGCCCGTCACGTTTTTCCGAAGCGACGGAAACTGCACCGAATTGAAGATGCGAGTTTCCGCCTGACGAATGAACGTCGGGATTTGCGCTGCAAACGTCGCGTCAGGATTCTCGACGTACCCAGCAATTGCGGCTTGCAGTTGGGCGTAGTTCATATCGACTCACGCCATAGGTCCGCGAGCCGTAACCCCTTTAGTGGCTGCACCGTTACCGCGAGTCTTGACCCCGGTGGTCTTCACGCCTTTCTGGGGATACCCGTTTTGGCCCAACGGATTCTTGTTGGGCTTGGGCTGGTTGTATGTAGTGGTAGCCATATCAACCTCCCCGGCGACTGCCGGTCTTCTTCTGGTTAGCTACTTTGGCGAGGCCACGGCCCATCTTGAGCATCTGCATATTGGTCTTGCCACCAGCAGCATAGCCCTTGCTCATTTTGCCGCCACACGCTTCACCTTTCATGGTTCTCTCCTATGTCACAGCTACAGTAACTGACCCTACATAGAGGGTCAGACGAAGGCTATTGGGGGTAAGAAGCTGATCCGGGTTTGTACTGCCACCCACAGGATTCCAGCCCCACTCAATGACCCTGCTGCCTTCTCCCAAGTTTCCATTAGCAAGTGTACCAGAGACTTGGTAGGTTGTATCTCGGCGGGGATTACGCAGGGCTTGTGGATCATTGACCGGGTACATACCCAGTTGAAGCTGGGGATGGTCGGGTTCCCAGCACGTTGGACAGACCAGAATGTTGACGTTCTTGGTCTTGATAGTCAGGGTTCTGAGTTGCTTCAGCTTGTAACGAAACCCGCAGCGGTCGCACTGCGCTATCGCCTTTTTGCCTATGGCAAATTGGTTTGCCACGGTTTAGTTGCCGAACATATAGCGCGGCACGAACCGCACAGGGGCCTTCTCACGATCTTCTTCGGCAGCGTTAGCCCACGCCTCGTCGTACTGGGCTTTCAGGACTTCCATCCGTACCATAGCGTCAGGTATTTTCATGGACAGATAGTAAGCCAGACCACAGACAAGCGCGGGAAGGAACCTAAACGGTACGTCCATCGTGTTAGTACCAGACCCGGCGTCTTGAACGCGCCGCAGTCGCCAGTACACAAACGTATACGTCTGCGAAGAGTCCGGTGTGGGCCACACCGTAATCTGAGGGGATTCAAGCCGCTTGACCCACACTTGGATGGGTCGCCCGGTAGCAGTCTTCGTCGGGATGCTGGCGTAGGTAGACGAACTGATACGTGAGATTGTTATATCAGCTTGCGTCGTGCCGCTGCCCGTGCGGATAACGTGATCCAGAAGATCAACCGTATCTACCGGCAAGGAGTAGGTAGCCGTGCCCGGTGTGAGAGCTACAGTGCCCTGCTCCAACGTCCACAGGTTTATGCCCCGGTTAGCCCAATCCTGAAACAGCAGGTTCAGAGACCGGCGTGCGGTACGAAAATCATAACCAGACCGCAACTCCGCACCACAACGCTCAAACGCCTCTTCGATTATCTCGGAGAGGTCAAGATTAAATGTAGCGGTGCCAGAGGTAGTCATGGCTTATATCGTCGTAGGGTTCGGCGCAGTGGAGGACTGCGTGGGAGCGGCTTGTGTCGGGGAACCCTGCAAGAACGATTTGTAGTTAGTGGGACTGCCCATCGAACGCTGCTGCATCATCCCCATATAACCGCCCATCGGACGTTGCTGCATCATCCCCATATAACCGCCCATCGGACGTTGCTGCATCATGCCCATGTAGCCGTCCATACCACCCATACCACCCATGCCGCCATATCCCTGCGGCGCACCGTAGCCGTACCCTTGGGGCGGGCCGTAGCCGCCCATACCACCGTAGCCCTGTGTCATACCGTAGCCGCCGTAGCCGCCACCGTAGCTCTGCGGGCTGGGGGAGCCGTAACCACCGTAGCCGCCGTAACCACCACCGTAGCTCTGTGGGCTAGGAGAACCATAACCGCCATAGCCGCCGTAGCCCCCGCTGTAGCCACCACCGTAGCTCTGCGGGCTGGCGTAACCGAAGCCACCATAACCGCCGCCAAAGCTCTGCGGGCTGGCGTAACCACCACCGTAGCCACCCATACCACCCATACCGCCGTAACCCTGTGGGCTGGCATAAGCCATCTGGGGCTGCTGCATCATCCCCATGTAACCGCCGCCATAGTAGTTTTCGCCCATGTCTTCTATCCTTTTTTACGAGGGCGACACACGCCGCCTTTCGCGTAAACATCTATTACCTGAGGAGAATCCTTCCGACTCAAACGGGTCTTACGCGGTTTTTTCTCAGGAGCGATAGCCCCCATACCCCGCGACGGACGCATTAGCAGATTCTGCCTTTCGTCTTGCCCTTACGAGCCACGCCGTCAGCCTTGACCTTACCGCCTTTGGCGTAGCCCATCTCTTTGTGCTCCTTCTTCTCGTACTCCCGCAGCTTCTTGGGGGCACCTTTCAGAGCACGCTCTTCTTGCTTCGCAATCTCAGGAGTATCTTTCTCCTTGCCAGCAGCCTCGCGCTTCTCGTGGGCGGCAAGTTTGGTCTTGCCTTTCTTCTTGAAGAACGCAGCCATCTTGCCAGACATCTTGCCCATTAGATGATCCTTCCACGAGTTTTGCCTTTCTTAGCACAGCCATCGGCTTTTACGTGACCGCCTTTGGCATAACCTTTTTCACGCAGTCGCTTAAAGACCGCGTTATCGCTGTTCTCGCCAAAATCAGCCATGAAGGATTTCATTTCGGAAGGGCCACGCGGCTTCGGTGCAGCGGCTTTCGGAGCAGCGGCTTTCGGAGCAGCGGCTTTCGGAGCAGCGGGTTTAGGTTTAGGCGCAGCGGAGGCCGAAGAACGCTCTTTGTCTTGGAACTTCTTAAGTGCGTTAGCAGAAACCTGACTCATGTAGTCCGGCTTGCCAGCGTCACGCTTGGCTTCCCCGCGATTACGCGCAGCTTTAGGCTTAGCACTGGAAGGCTGCTCAGCAAGACTTTCGCGTTGTTTTTTGCGCGAACCTTCGGTACCGAAAGTACCAGACAACGTCACCCGCTTGTCTCGACTAGCAGACGAGC